GAATTATTCCACCAACTGCAGAAGTTGCAGATTGACCTGTTAATCCTATTGACATTTCTGTAGGTGCAATAGCTCCTACACTTGTAGTAGCACTTTGACCCGTAGGAGATATTACAGAAGTTAAAACTAGAGTAAGAGAACCTACTGAAGAAGTTGCTAATTGACCTGTTGGGAATACAAAATTTTCTACTGTAGATGTTAATGATCCAACAGAAGATGTTGAACTTAATCCTGTTGGTTGAACTAATTTATTAAATGAATCTCCATAAGGTTCTTCACCCCAACCATTTCTACCCCAACCAACTAATGTACCTGCATTATCAAAATCACCTACTTGTGACGTAGCTGCTTGACCTGTTGGAATTATAATTGAAGTTAAGTCTAATGTAGGAGAACCTACACTTGCTGTTGATGATTGACCTGTCGGTATAACAGTTTGTGTATCAAATGCGGTTACACTACCGACTGCAGATGATGCTGATTGACCAGAAAGAGAGACAGCATATTCAACACCCCATCCTGAGTTGCCCCATTCTTGTCTACCCCAACCTTCTTCATTAAAAGCTTCTAGAGTAGTTCCAACTGAAGATGTGGCTGCTTGGCCACTTAAGACAATTGTAATAGTGTCATCACTCCATTCATTGGAGCCCCAAGTATTATTGCCCCAGGTTGATGCCATAAGGAGGTTCTCCTTACGCTATACGAATAATTGCGTTAGATGCGTCTGCTGCTGGAAATTGAATTGTAAAAGTTCCGCTTGATACAGTTTTGTCACCACCAAAAGCAACTACTGCACATGCCTTGTCTGATTGTGTATCGTTATATATTAAACAACCGTTAGCTGTAAAAGAAGCAGAAGTAAAACTTACATCTGCAAAATCACAAACTGCAGTTGAACCATCTAAAACAGGAGTAACACTTGTAATTGCTTTTCCTCCAGCTGTATAAGCTGATCCTGATGTATTAGTTATTTCTTCTGAAGTAGAATAAGCTGTTGTACCTGCACCTAAAGATGCATCACTTTGATACAAAGCTATTTTAAAAGTATTTCCAGATGATGCAGTAAAGTTGTGAGTACCAACTAAGATCTCTTGTTTAAAGCTATTACATATAGCTGATGATATTGTCATAATTTAATCTCCTCAATTTATGGTGACGGTGACTTAACTTGTATTCTAACTGTTCCGTCAGTATAATCGTCTCGTCTTCGTCTTCCAAGTTGCATACCTGCAAACTGTTGTATAGCATTTTTATACTTTTGTTCGTAGAATGTCAACATATCCATTGGACCTTTTAAAAAACCATATGCCTCTACTAGACATGCATATAATAGACCTTGTGGAAAATATGTACTTAAATAAGTATTGTTATTAAAACCAGTACCGGACCCTAAACCATTTGGCATTTTGTTATAATATATTCTGAATTTGTAAGCTGCATCAGGCGTAGGAGCTAGATACATACCTCCTGATGATGTGTCTGTAGTATTGTCAGCACCACCAAACATAGCATAATATTTAGGAAATCCTGTAACATCTTGTGCTGTTCGATCACCTTCTGGTCCTGTTAATCTATCTACGTATTCTGATAAATATGTTTGATCTTTTTTTTCTAACCAAGTTCCATTACCTTGTGTGTTAGCAGTAGAGTTAAATACTTCAACACCTCTTATAAATAACGCTCCAGCTGGTGAATTAATTGTATTGTCATCAGCAGCTAGTGTTCCTTCTTGAACAAATCTTTGAGAGTCCATAGGTAATTCTTGGTATATTCTAAATTCAGCAGCCATAATAATTCCGTCAACAATAGTAGTAGTTAGAACATCAGAACTTACTTCTGTGTAATCTCTAATTGCTGTAGTTAATGTGCTGTAATCGTATTTTTTAACTCCTGACATAATTAACCTCTATCATTAATCGGTCCAACTGTACACTGTAAACCGCCTCCTGTTTCTGTGCTACTAGCATTACTAACTAGCTCAAATGTAAAACCTGTTTGTGTAGTTGTAGTTGCTGGACTACCTGTACTATCATTGTATCCTGCTGGTGAAGATGTCTCATTAAGTGTAGCTATTTTATATGCACCATAAACTTTTGCTCCAGTTGCATGACTAGTAGCTGTTGTATTTACAGGACTAACTCCTCTGTAAGGAGCACTGGTTCCTCTAGTGCAACCTGTTAGGTTATGTGTAGATCTTCCTGTGTACTCAATAACTTCGTTAACATATAGTCCTGTAGTAGAATTAACTTTTTCAATAACTATAAAACCTGATGTTGGAAACGCTGACCCATCAGTTAAAGTAATTGTAGTAGCTGAATCTGTAACTGCACCATTTAAAGTTGTAGATAATTGTAAAGTAGTTATTGCAACACCACCCACTGGAGATTTAATATCTCTTAGTCTAACAAAATCATTTACTTGCATAGCACCATTTTCAAAAGCTATAGAAACAGTTGCATCAGCAGCTGTAGTTGTAATTGGATTATTTATTAAAAAATCTTCTGTTGGAAATTCTGTTCTAGCAGTTCTTGCTCTTTGTAAAGCTTGTGGATCTGCACTTGTTGGTTTAGGATCTAACTGTGGTTGTTTAGGCTCGTATTCTGAAACATGGACCAAGGCACCATTCCATTCTCTAACCATTTCATTATATGGAAAAGCCATGCCTGATCTATCCGAAATAGCTAAAGCATATTTACCTTGAGAAAAAGTAGTCATTAACCGATACCCGGATAATATATTTTAGGTGATATGTAAGTAGAGTTAGAAGAACCATCTTCGTCTTCTGCTCTTAACAATTCATCTTCATATAATAATTTTAATTCTTGAACTCTTTGTGGTGCATATTTTACAGCCAAGTAATAAGACAAACCTGCAATCATACATGGAATAAATCTGTAGGGCACATCAGTTGCATTTGTATAAGCACCCACATCATCAATTCTTTTTGTATAATAAAAATTAATATAATTACCGTCTTGAGCTGCACCTGGAGTTAAATATAAAGTCATAGTAACTTTATCTATAAATCTTTGTACCCAATATTGAGTTGGTAAACCTTTTGAAGTTTTATTTGAAAAACCTTGATATTGAGATCTACTAATTTTTGTCATAGGAGTGTCAACTGAAGTTGACTTAACTCTATAGTCTGCTTCTTGAATATCTGTCATTCCATCTGGAAATTGTAAAACAGTATCACCAGTAGTATGAGTTGCAGCCGTACTACCATTAACACCTCTAACACATCCTGTTAAATTTAACGATGAAATACCTGAATAAGTAATTTGTTCAGTTCCAATAATTATAATTCCACCTGTTGTTGGTAGTCCAGTAACAGAAGCAACTCCAATAGTTGCAACACTAGAATTTATACCTGCAGATAAAGTAGTTGAAATACCGGAAGACGTCCCATCAGATGTTGAACGATAAAAAGTATATACCGCTTGTCCATCTACTAATGCAACATTTTGATTTTTTACTTCCCAAAAATGTAAACCTCTATTTCCCCATTCAGAAAATAAAATATTTAAAGATCGTTTAGCAGTTTTTAATTGATAACCAGAAACACCCTGCATACCAATACGTTCGTATGCATCTTCAATAATCTCATCAATGCCTAGGTTCTTATCAAAAACATAAGAGCCTGAA